GCGAACGCAAACGGCTGCGGCGTGAAGAACGCCGGGCCTCAGTGGCAGAGAATCCCGACAAGGCTTTTGCTGATCTCTTTGGTCGGCCTGAGTCTGATGGGATGCGCAAGCCAACCGCCGAGCAAGGCGGGACTATGCGATCCGACTCCTCCAAAGCTCCAGTGGATAAGAACCGCTGATGGCCGTGTGACTACGGCCAACGGCGAAGCCAAAACCGAGGACGGCGGGGCGTATCTTTCGCCCCGTTCACTGGGTGAATTGGTGAACTTTATCCATGACCTTAGAGAGTGTGCAACCGCTCAGCCCAGTGCTGGCGCGGGATTGCCGGGGACCCTGAGCGAATCAAACCTTACCACGGGCGGCAGGCTCGCGGGGTTTGGCTAATTTTCGGGTTTTCTATGGTCGTCAGCAGCACCTTGATGATTTTCAAGTGTGGCAAGGGCTGGGAGGTGAGGGGACTGACTAAAATCTGATCCTTTTTTGACGATTAAGATCGTCACTAGATCATTACGCAAGAGGTGACGTTGAGGTGTGGGTGACGTTACAAGAATTGATGACGCTTATCTGTGGAACATAACCCGAATTGCTCAGGCGTTTGGGGTATCCCGTGACACGGTACGAAAGCGATTAAACGCCGCTGGGGTTGCCCCAGTGAAAAAAGTGAAGGGCGTGCCCCTTTATCCGCTCCCTGATGTTGGCCCAGCCTTGTTTGCTGGTGAAGCCAATGTGATGCCAACGGCATACAACCCGGATGAGCTGCACCCCAAAGACAGAAAAGACTATTACCAGTCGGAAAACGAACGGCTGAAATTTGAAGAAAAAACCAAACAGCTGATCCCGGTGGAAGAAGTCCGGGCCGATCAGGTCAGAACCCTGAAAGCCAACGTGGCATTTTTTGAAGGCTTAACGGACAAGATGGAGCGCACCCGGTTGTTCACCCCTGAACAGTTGGATGCGTTGGAGCGAGTCACCGACACGTTCCGCGATCAGCTATACAACGAACTGATGGATGTGGCGGATGAGTAATTATGCCAAAGCCTCAAGGATTCGCCGCGAATCGGCCACCTTAGTGCGAGCGCCTAAGCGCGAACCGATTTCACAAAGTGCCTCACGGTTGCTGTATGTTGAGCAAGGTGGGGCAATGGTGCCGTGGGATGGCTCGCTGATCCCTTATATCCATGAGCCAATGAACTGCCTGCAATCACGGCAATATGATGGCGTGGTGTTTGTTGGCCCAGCGCGAACAGGTAAAACGGTCAGCTTGCTGGATGCGTGGATCATGCACACGGCAGTCAATGACCCAGCGGATATGCTGGTGGTGCAGATTTCTGAGGAAAAGGCGCGGGAGTACAGCAAGAAACGCTTGAGCCGCAGCTTTGAATCCAGCCCGGAAGTGCGGGCGGCATTATCGCCCCGTGCCCATGATAACAATGTGCATGACAAGATTTTCAAAGCCGGGCACTACCTCAAGATCGGCTGGCCGAGTAAAAATATTTTTGCATCATCCGACTGGAAACGGGTGGCGCTCACGGACTATGACCGCATGGAACAGGACGTGGGCGGCGAGGGTTCCGGCTGGGTGTTAGCGGGTAAACGTACCCAAACTTTTATGAGCAGTGGCATGGTGCTGGCGGAGAGTTCGCCGGGCTATGACATTCTGATCCCATGTATCGGCCCGAAAGCCCGCATGAAGCCCCGCCAACCAAAGGCATTTTGGCCTTGTATAACCAAGGGGATCGCCGCCTGTTTTACTGGCAGTGTCCTGATTGTGGGGAATGGTTTGAGCCGGATTTTGAATTGCTGGTGTATGACACCAACGAACCCGACCCGACCAAGGCCAGCCGGGAAGTGTATCTGGGCTGCCCGCATTGCGGGGTAATGCACCAAGAGCGACAAAAGCACCATTTCAACCGTGAGGGGATTTGGTTGCCGCAAGGGTGCTGGCTGGATCAGAACAAGCAGGTGCATGGTGAAGCCAGAGTGAGCCGCATTGCCAGCTTTTGGCAGAAAGGCCCAACGGCAGCATTTCAGACGTGGAACCAGTTGGTTTACAAGTATCTGGCGGCCATGAATGACTATGAACGCACCGGGAGCCTTGAAAACCTCAAGGCCACAACCAACACCGACCAAGGCAAGCCGTTCACACCACCAAGAAACACGGACAGAAACGCCAATGACCTGATGGACAGGCGCAGCGATCTGGGCGTGAAAGTGGTGCCGGACTGGGTGCGATTTTTGACCGCAGCCATTGACGTGCAGGGCGGTAAGAAAACGCCCCGCTTTGAAGTGCAGGTGGTGGGCTGGGGGCCAGAGCTGGAACACATTGTGATAGACCGCTATGCCCTGACCAAGAGCAAGCGCGAAGATCCCGACACGGCCAGCGGCTATGCCCGGATTGACCCGGCCAGTTATCTGGAAGATTGGGACGTGATCACCGACAAGGTGATCAACAAAACCTATCAGATTGATGATGAAACAGGCCGTCACATGCCTATCTTACTCACTGCCTGTGACTCCGGCGGTGAAGAAGGGGTGACGGATAACGCTTACAACTATTTCCGTAATTTGAAAAAGTTGGGGCTGTCCCGGCGGTTCATGTTGGTCAAAGGGGCCAGCCGTATATCGGCCCCGTTATTGAAAAAGAGTTACCCGGACAACACCAAACGTAATGACCGTAAGGCCAGCGCGGCGGGTGATGTGCCCGTGTGGCTACTGAATACGGACAAAATCAAAGACGTGGTGGCAAATGCTTTGGGCCGTGAGGAACCGGGCCGCCGTTATGTGCATTTCCCTGACTGGCTGCCAGAGAGCTTTTTTGATGAGCTGAGCTGTGAAACCCGTGGCCCAGATGGGAAGTGGCGCAAACCGTCTAATTCAGCCCGAAACGAAGCCTTTGACCTGTTGGTGTATTGCTGGGCCATTATCTTTGACCGCAAAGCGGATCGGATCAGCTGGGACAACCCACCGCCGTGGGCCAAGCCGATTGATGAAAACAGCGAGATATTAACGGGAGCGGGGGAAATAGCAGAGCAACCCAAGCGCCGCCGTAGGCGCAGAACCTAGAGAGGAACGCAATGGCATTTACTCAAGATGATCTGGATGCGCTCGATGAAGCCATTGCCAGCGGTGAACTTACCGTAAAAATCAACGGGCGAGAGGTGACATACCGCAGCATGGCCGAGCTGCTACAGGCAAAACGTTACATTGGCCGAGTCATGGCGAAACGGGCAGGCCGCCGCCGCAGTCCATTAGCTGGCATTGTTACAGTGGGTGATCGGGGTATTCGATGAAAGAAAGCATCATTGTGGGACTGGATGGGCAACCGCTATCCACGCCCGCAGCCCCGTATGAGGGGGCAACAAGAGCACCGCGCTCAATCGGTTGGCAAGCCCCGGCAGCGGGGCCAAACCGTGCGCTGGCATCGGCCATCAAACCACTGAGAAACCGCAGCCGCGCCGCTTATCGAAACAGCCCTTTATTGCGCAGTGCCATCAACAAAAACACCACCAATGAGGTGGGCCGTGGTTTTTGGTTACTCAGCACTTGCCGGGATGATGAATTTAGACTGGCCGCCAATGAGCTGTGGAAACTGAGCAGCACCCAGCTTGATCCCGAAGGCATCAAGAACTTTGGCGCGTTGGTGGATTTGTGTGTGCGAGCAAGGCGCATGAGCGGTGAGGTATTCATTCGCCGTTTACGCCGCCGTTTATCTTCCGGTTTGGCAGTGCCCATTCAGGTGGATGTGATGGAATCCGACCTGTGCCCGGTGGAATTTAACCGCAAGCTCAAGAACGGCAACCGAGTGGTGCAGGGGGTAGAGTTTCAAGGCAAAGTGCGCGTGGCGTACTGGTTTTATAAGCATCACCCGCAAGATGGGGTGGATGTGGTCAGCTTGGCCGACTTGGAGCGAATCCCGGCCCATGACGTGATCCACCATTTCAAGCAGCTGCGTCCCGGTCAAGTTCGTGGCGAGCCTGATCCAGCGGCGGTGCTGCTAAAAGATCGCACGTTCCATGATTACGATGATGCCGAGCTGGTGCGCAAGAAAGAGCGCAGCAACTTCACGGGCTTTTTGTATCGTGAATCGTTCGATGAAGATGATTTTGAATATGACCCTATGACGGGCAAGCCAATGTTTGACGATGGCGAACCCGTGGAATCAGTGGAGCGAGTAACCACGGGCACCATGTTGCGCGGGGTGGCAGGTGAAAAACTCCAGCTGTTTGATGGGGACAACACGGGCAGCGGTTACAGTGATTTCGTGCGTTGGCAAGCCTTGCAAATGGCCGCCGGGCAGGAAATTCCTTACCCGTTATTAACCGGGGACTGGGCTGGCCTGAATGACAGGCTGGTGCGGGCATTCCTCAACGAGTACCGCAGAGGCATTGGCTTTGATCAAGTCAATCTCAGTGGCTTCCAAGTTGCCTTTAAGATCTGGCAATGGTGGTTAGCGGATGCGGTGCTGGTGGGCAAGCTCAATGCGCCCGGCTATGCCGATAACCCTTATTACTATCTGGCGTTAGACATTCGCCCAGATGCGTTTAAATGGCTTCATCCTGAGCAGGACGTTAATGCTCGACAAAAAGCGGTATCAAATCAGCTCTCTAATATTGACGCAGAGGCCGCAGAATATGGACGAGATCTTGACGAGAACATGCGCCGAAATGCCAAGGCATTGAAGCGGTGGGAAACAATCTGCAAGGAAGAAGGTGTTGAGAAGCCCGGCAACTTAGCCGGGCTTTTTAATGCCCCAGAAGAAGCCGAGACACCACAAGATAAGGAGGACAGCAGCGAATGAAAAAGCACCTAGCTCTTGAGTACCTGCTAAGTACCGCTTGGGCGCTTGATGAACGATTGCTGAGCATCATGGGCCAGTTAGCGGCCCGTGACGTGGACAGTCTGGACTTATCCGAACTGAAAACCACCGCTGAGAACTTGCCGCAGTATCAAGCCGTCATGGCGAAAGATGGCAAAGCCTTGGGGCAATGCCTGGAGTTGCGAGAAGGCGGGGTGGCGGTGCTGCACGTCAATGGCGTGATCAGCCGCTATGCCACATTGTTTCAGGCCATTTGTGGCGGTGCATCTACCCAGCTGGTGGCGAAAGAGTTTAACGAAGCCCTGAACAATCCCAGCGTGAAAGCCATTGTGCTCAATATTGACAGCCCCGGCGGTCAAGCGGATGGCATCCACGAACTGGCGGAAATGATACACGCCGCCCGTGGTGATAAGCCCATTGTGGCTTATGTGGGTGGCACTGGGGCCAGTGCCGCTTATTGGGTGGCCTGTGCCGCTGATGAGCTGGTGATTGATGCCACGGCTATGGTGGGTTCAATTGGCGTAGTCGCCACCTTGACCCGCTACAAAGACACGGATGAAGGCGTGGAACGGTTGGAATTTGTATCCAGCCAGTCCCCGAAAAAACGCCTTGATCCCGCCAGTAAAGAGGGCCGCGCCGATTGGCAAGGCCGTCTTGATCAGATGGCGGATGTATTTATTGACCGGGTGGCCCGCAATATGGGCGTAACCCGTGAAACGGTATTGTCCGATTTTGGGCAGGGTGGCGTTTTGATTGGTCAGAACGCTGTGGATCAGGGCATGGCCCACCGACTTGGCAGCCTTGAAGGCGTGATCAGTCAATTAGCAGAGAGAAAACACAAAATGACAGACAAGAAAACCAAAGCGGTGACGTTGCCAGCCGCGACCGAAGCCAGCGCCGATGTGCTGATCGGAGCGATTAAAGAGCAGCGCCCGGATGTGCTTGAAGCCTTACAGCCAAAAGTGGAGCCGGAGGCTACCGCCTTGGAACATGCGGGTGAGATTGCCGCCGCTTGTGCCAGTGCCGGCTTTCCTGAACTGGCGGCCAACTTGCTCAAGCCGGATGTAACCAAAGCCAGCGCAGAACGCCAGATCGCCGCAGCCAGCGGTTTGAAGGATGTGTGCGCAGCGGCAGGCATTGAAGGCAGCACCGCCGCCTTGCTGGCTCACCTTGATGATCCGGTGAAACTGGCAGGCAAAGCCATCCACGAAGCGCAAGCGGCAGGGGATGACAGCAGCAAGATTGAAGGGCAGGTGGTCGGCAAAGAAAAGCAGACCGCCAAAATTGACGGTAACGCCATCATGGCAAAACGTAAGGCAAAGGCAGGTAAGTAATGATTGAAGAAAAAGCGCATGTAGGCAGCCACATCCTGAGCGAAGTGGGCGGATTGAGCCGTGATGATGCCCTGTTAAGTGGTGGTAACTACCTCACGGCAACGGTATTGGGTGAAGTTACGGCCAGCGGTGAACTGGTTCAGCTGAACCCGGAAGGCAGTGACGGCAGCGAAGTGGCCGCCGCTATCTTATATCGCGCCGTGGATGCCAGCGCAGCAACCAAAAAAGGCGTGGTGAATGCTCGCCTGACCGCTGTGCGAGCTTCATCACTGGTGTGGCCGGACGGCATCACCGAAGCAGAGAAAACCGCAGCCATTAAGCAGCTGAAAGCGAACCACATCATTGTGCGTTAAGCGCCCTGTTGACTAACCACCCTTAAATGCGGCCAGTGATTCACTGGCCGTTTTGCTTTTACCGTTCGGAGAAAAAGAATGGACGAAATTCAAGAACTATTTACGGTTGAGAACCTTACCGAGTCAATCAACCGCACTGAACAAACGCCGGGCCGCATTGGTGAGCTGGGTTTGTTTGAAGAAAAACGCATTGACACAACCAGTGTCAACATCGTGGAAAAGAACAACTCGATCATTTTGGTGCCTGCTAAGTCTCGCGGCAGCGAAGGCACATCACTGAAAGACAACAAGCGCAAGGGCGAGAACTTCCCACTGGTTCACTTGCCAATGTCAGGGGCCGTACTGGCGGATTCTGTGCAGAACGTTAAGCCTTTCGGCGGTGAAACCCGTGAAGGCATGGTGCAAGCCAAGATTGATGAAGAACTGGACAGAATGCGCGGCTCCATTGATGTCACCATTGAGTGGCAGCGTATGGGCGCACTGGCGGGCAAGATCTTGGATCACGATGGTGAAGTGATTGTGGACTTGTTCCAAAAGTTCGGCATGACCCGCTTTGTGAAAACACTGGATTTCACCAAAGACTTGCGCACCCAGCTAACAGCGGCCAAGCGTGAATCTAAGAAAGCGCAGGGCGCAATCAAAGCCCCTCGTTATCGTGTTCTGGCTGGCCCTGAACTGATGGATGAATTGCTGAAAAATGACGACTTCAAGCGAGCGTATGAACGCTATGACAGCGGCAGCGCATTGCGTGACGATGTAACAAGCGGCATTTCATTTGGTTCCTTCATTTGGGAAGAATACGAAGGCCAAGTGGGCGATCAGGAATTCATCCTGCCAAACGAAGGCTTACTGGTGCCAGAAGGTGTGCGCGGTATGTATAACACCTACTTTGGCCCAGCGGATTACGAAGAAACCGTGAACACATTGGGCTTACCGTACTACGCCAAGGCCGAGCCAATGAAGTTTGGCAAAGGTCACGAGCTGGAAGCGCAATCCAACACAATCAGCATCAACACGGCTCCCCGTGCCGTGGTGGGCTTCAAAGTCGGCACTAAGAACCCTTAATGCGTGACCCGTTCCAAAAGGCCAGCCGCCGGATCGTCCGGCGGTTAGGTCAGCCCGTCGCAATGGTGACAGTCAACGGGGTGCGCCTTGAAATGAAAGGCGTATTTGACCACCCAGAACAAGAGGTGATCACCAAGGGCAAACGTGGCGGGTTAACCCTCAAGGCCGATGTGCCCACCTTGACGGTGCTGGGCAGTGAATGCCCGGAGCTGAACAAGGAACTGCGGATTTTTGTGGATGAGCGGGAATATTACCCGGTGCCCAGCAAGTCATTTGATGATGGTGCGGGCTGCATGGTGATTGTTCTGGCTGATCCGGTGCCTGATCAGAATTACGAGGACGAACAGACCGATGGCGGAAAGTGGCGTTGAAGTTCAGATGAACTTTGCCCAAGCCATCCGCAATGCTACGGCAGTGATTCAAGCCAC